AATCGAAAGAGAGATTTAATCATTAGGCAGCATTGGATAGCTGCGTCGGAGTAAGTTTGATTTCGTCCTTGTTTGCCTTTTGATGGGGCATACCATTGCGTAGCAGGATCAAACCAAATGGCAATATTTCCACGATTAATGAGAGCTCGGTTATATGAAGACCAATTGGTTGTGCGATAAATTTTTGGTGTCGACTTATTCATTTGAAAATTATATTGTGGAATAAGCCTTTAGAGATAGGTTTGTGCAACAAAGCCGACGAAGCTTCAAAGCCAATCCTTAAAACAACAAGTCGCCTCTGCCCAACAGCTTACAAATTGGATGCGACAAGTTGAGCAATCAAGCAAACGAACTCATCAGTCCACCCAGCAAACTATGTCACTCTGGCAAAAAAGCACAGCTATTGGCGGAGCTGTGCTGGCGGGTGGCATGTACCTTTCTAGTACCCTACAAAAGCCACGAAATTATGATCAACAATTAACTTATATTGCTGCAACTGCCACTGGTGGGCAAGGTATGACACCAGAAGCACGTCTGGCAGCACGTGTTCAGTTAAATGAATATATTAAAGCGGCTGTACGTAATGGTGGCGGTACACGTGAAGATGCTGCAGAAGCTGCAAATGCATTGATTGCTTCCGGTAAATATGAACTTAATAATGTTTCTCCTGCATTAAATGCGGCAGTTAAAACAGCCTTTGCAACAGGTGCAGCAGCTACAGATGCTGCTGCCCTAACTACACGTATGCAAGACTTTGGTATTACAGATTTACAACGTGGTCATGATATAGCAGTACGTGGTGGTCAGCTTGGTAGTTTTGAATATAAAGACCAAGCTAAATGGCTGGCACAACAGATGGCAGCCGCACGAGCGGTTGGCTACAGTGGAGAAAAAGGCTTTGTTGAACTTGTAGCAATGAATCAGGTTGCAATGAAAACAGCTGGTACTGCTGATGAGGCTGGTAACAATGTTGTTAACCTGCTTGCAAAGTTATCAAGCCGTGAATTTAGTAAATCTATTGGAGATGCTGTTGTCCCAAGAGCTGGAGATCCAACAAAATCTGATGGTAAGAAAAAGCCGAAAGAAGTCTTTGATTGGAATACTTACTCTATTCAACAGCGTGAGCAAGGTGTCTATGGGGTCGAAGCATTTGTAAAATTGCTTGAGCGTCAATTAGCAAGTAACTCTCAGTATCAAAAATTACAGGCTCAAGCAAAATCCTCAAATTCAGCAACACGTAATGCAGCTCTGCAGGACATGAGCAATATTGCTCTTGGTTCAGAAATTGGTGAGATTATTGCTGACAGACAGGCCCTAATGGCAGCATTAAGTGTTGTTTATAATAAAGACAATTTAAATAATTTAAGAAAACAATTGCCAAATGCGACTGGCACAGTTGACGCTGATTACGCGATGGTTAGTCAGGCTGAATGGGCTAAAGATCAGGCATTAAACCAAGAGAAATTATTCGCTCAATCTAAAGCCTATGATGCTGTTTCAGAATCACTAGGGAATGTAAAAGAAAAATTATCTGATTGGGCATCTGGAAATGAAGCGTTAGCAGCGAGTGCCTATAGTGCCTCTGTAGCACTTGGTGCACTTGCTTTAGGTGCGGGTGCAGCAACAATATTAGGAGGTAAAGGTGGTGTCGCAGGGAAAGCTGGAACTGCAATGGCATCACGAGCAATCCCATACATCCAAAAAGCGGCTGTTCCCCTCACTGTTGCAGCTGGAGCTTATAATCTATATGACACGGCAACAGATGAAACATTAACCAAAGCTCAAAAGCAGACACAATCCTCCGCAATTGTCGGCGGAACTGGTGGTGCTTTAGCTGGTGGTTATGCAGGTGCAGCAATCGGTTCAGCTATTTTCCCCGGAGTTGGTACAGCAGTCGGCGGAATAATTGGTGGAGGTCTTGGCTATCTATTAGGAGAAAAAGGCGGACAAGAGCTTGGAGAATACTTTTCTGAACAGACAAGTATTTCAGGTGAACAAAAATCGTTAATGGAACAGCACGCTCAACAAAATGAACGAATTATTCAAGGCTTACAAGATGTTAAAAATGCAGTAGCTAATAATAAACCTGTTTTTGGTGGCGGTTCTTTATTGGATATGATTTCACAAAATGCTGCCACTGAGCAAAAAAGGTTCGGTGCGCCAAATGTGCCTTTTTATTTGCAACGACGCTAAATTTTGCTAATTTGCTTTTAAAATTATTTCATTGAGATATATATGAAAAAGTTCGCTGTGATAACTACTTTAAGCTTAATGACTTTGACTGGATGTACGAAAAAAAATGATGTTGAAATCACTCAAGCTATTAGTGAACCTCAAGTAATAGATACGGCCTCAACCTTAAATAATGATGAACGCCGAAAGTTGGCTTTATTACTTACTATGACACTAAGTCAAATGGGTCAATTAAGCGAAGCTAAAAAAGTTGAAGAGGAATATAGCAAAATTAAAGATCCAACCACTGCTGACAAATTTTTAATTGAAAAATACACTACCGCCAAAAGTGAATTAGAACAACTAGCTCTAATGGGTGATTATCAGGCTCAAAGAAATATTGCTTATTCTTATGCAACTGACCCTGAAAAGTTTGGTCGAAATCATATTCAGGCATGTGGTTGGTATTTAGTAGTTTTAAGCTCTAGTAGCCCTAAAGTTGATGCTGGTGATAAAAGCAATGTAGAAGTTTATTGTAGCCATAAATTTTTGAATGATAACGAACGTTCACAAGCATTTGCCTTTGGCAGAGAAACTTATGGGAAAATTTATAAAGACACTAATAAATTTGATAGTTTTTACGGAACCATATAATTGGAACTATTTCCACCTGATTAAAAGCTAATACACAACCAAAATTACTTCACAAACGTGAGGTTTTTTTATGGGTTGGCAAACAGATTTACAAGATGCAAGTTTCAGAGGTGTGCAATTTGAATGTACATCAACTAGTGATTCTATAGCTAAAGCACTTGCAATCCATCAAGCCCCCTACTCTAACGATGCCGAAATAGAGGATATGGGGAATGATCCACGTAAAATTTCAATTCAAGCAGTTTATATTGGTTCCGACTATTTAACATGGGTCAATGCTTTAGAATCAGCGCTGCTAGCAACTGGTTCAGGTGAGCTAGTTCATCCAGTATTTGGTGTCCAACAAGTTAATGTAGTAGCTTACAATGTTAACCATGATGCAGAAAATCCTGATTTCTGCAGTATTTCCATCGAGTTTATTAAGGCAAAAGCCGAAAAACGTGAGCTATTCGTACCTGTTGCTACGCCTGAGAAAATTGCTACAGCAACTATTATAGATGCTCCAGCTTCAGCATTGGAAAGTGCGCTAGAAAAACTCAAAATTGGCGACACTGATAAGTTATTTAATACAATTAATACGATTCGCAACGGTATCGATCAGGCACGTAATTATTTAGGTGTTGCAAAACAAGCAATTGAGGATGTTTTATCACCTGCCGATTGGATTGTTGGGTTAGTTGATGACGTCACCAAGCTTGTGACCTTTGATACCAATATTTCAGCTTTATCGAAATGGCGTGATGTTGTTCATCGAGTTGAGCGTTTTGAAAACCTTTTTCAAAATGATGATAACTCTCCGGAGTTACAACGAGTTTGGCGCTCAACACTTGCTGCTAGCCAAGTTGCTATTGCACAGCAAGTTGTTGCAACTACACGTACAGAAATGGCAAATAACCAAGAAATCAGCTTTACCCCAGTTGATTTGGCTCTTGTACGAAAAAAAACACGAGAAGTACTTCAGCAAGCTATCCGTGAAGAACGAGCTATTAATACCTTTGAAAGCATCACACAAATTCAGGTCTATAAAGACGTTGCTGCCCAGATTCAGGATCAAATCCAAGAACTCATTGAAACACGTCCACCCATCACCAAAACACAAGTACCAGTGTCTTGCACCCTGCATTGGTTAGCACACTATTTATATGGTGATATGCGTCGTGCAGAAGAAATTCGTCGTTTAAACCCTGATTTGATTAACCCTGCTGCATTGCAGGTCGGCATGGAGCTAACAATCTATGCAAGATAATCAAGGTAATGAAATTCGCCTAGTGATTGCTGGACTTGAAGCTAAAGGCTGGGATCAGGTTGAAATTGACAGTCAGATTGATACACCAGCAGAAAACTGGAGCTTTACGCTATTTGAAACTGGTGGGCTAGCCTTAAATCCTGCCATTAAAGGTGGTGCAAAAGTACAAACTTATTATTCTAATCAACTCATTTTAACTGCTGTTGCAGATCGTATTTCTGAAGCTGTAAGCCGTGAGGGCTATGGCCTGCAAGTTTCTGGCCGTGACCTCGTTGGACAATTAATTGATTGTTCTGTGCCTATTTTTAATGGCCGCCAGATCACACTTGAAGAGTTGGTAGGTCGCTATGTATTAGGCGGTGACTTAGGTTCACTGTTTCAAGATGTCCGTATTCAGGATAATGCATGGCTAAAGAATAAAGTCTCTGTTGAGCCGGGTGAATCATTGTGGGATTCATTGACCAAGGCAGCACAAATCACTGGACAACATGTCTGGCTTGATCCAGACGGGACTTTACAAATCGGTGACCCTTTTGCAAAACCATATCATGTGCAAACCCCATTGCGCCTGATGCGCCCTTTAAACAACAGCAATAACGTTTTAAGTCTTCAGTATGACAACGACGTTTCTAATGTCTTTAGCCATATCAAGGTTTTGAGCCAAGACGGCAACGCAAACTCAATATTATCTGAAACCACAGCTCAAACACAGTATGCCTATAACCGCTTGAAAATGGTCGCTTTGGGCGATGTGGAAACTGAAGCCGAAGCAAATGCAGCATTAGAAAAAATCAAAAAAGACAATGACCTTGAAGCACACACCCTAACCGCAACGGTTTCAGGTTGGATGATCGATGGAAAGCTATGGTCAACAGGCTGGTACATCAATTTAGAAACCAATGTTTTATCAAGAGCGACAGCCAAATGGGCTGTGTATGGTCGCACGTTTCAGCTTGACCGTAAGAATGGCAAAACAACAAAACTTCTTCTGAAGCGTCAAGGCGATTGGGCAAATCCATTGGTACTGAAGGAGAAAAAATCATGATGAAAGCTGTAGCAGCCCAGATAAATAAGGCAATGAAACAAATCCGACAACCACTGTTCGCTCTGGTCGCACGTGGTGGTTCAAAAGTATTGCAGTTAAAGGGCTTTGCTGATGAAACCTTGCAAGAAGTAGAGCTTTTTCAGCAAGTCGGCTTTAACTCACACATTCCTGAAGGTGCACGCGTTGTAGTTATTCCATTGCATGGAAAAACATCACGTTCAATTGTTATTGCAACGACTGGTGGAGCTGTTGTCGTCAACGTGGGTGAAGGTGAAACAGTAGTTTATGACCAGTTCGGGCACAGCCTTTTGCTTAAAGAAGATGGTACGCATATCACTGCTGGTGACCTTTTTATTGATGAGGGCAATTTGCATGTGAATGGCAATGTCTTTGATCAGAAAGGCTCAATGCAGGAAATGCGTGACATTTATAACCAACACAAAAACGGTAATACACCAACTCCACTTCCACAAATGTAGGTGAATCATGGCGAATATTGATTTAAAAACGAAAGATTATGTGTTGATGAGCCTAGATGCTGCCTTCAGTAAAAATGAGGTACAGGCAATTTGTCAGCGTTTAAATATCCACCGTAATAAGTACTGGGCAAATCCTAAGATTGGTAGCCGTTTTTATACTTTGAGACGTTCAAAAGATGTAACACGTACAATTCAAACAGTTAAGCAATATGCTGAAGAAGCCTTAGAAGGCTTGGTGCCAAATCGATTTGCTTCAATTTTGGTAAATGCTATTCAGACAGTTAAAAGTCAGGTGGACCTAAATATTGAAGTTACACAGCTATCAGGTCAGAAACTAACAATCTTTTATTTTGTTAAGGTTGGAGGCTAAACAATGGCATATCCGATCAAGGCATTTGACCAATTACGCTCTGATATTATTCAGGAAATCCAGAATTTAACTGGATTAACACTGGATGATGAAGATGATGCAGCAATTCGTGCAGATGGTGAAGCCGCTGTAGTTGAAGGCCTATATCATCATCAAAGTTATATTCAAAAACAGCTATTTGTTGCTACAGCTGATGAACCTTTCCTTTATATACATGCAAAACGCTTGGAATGTCCACGTAATGGTGGCTCTAAGGCTTCAGGACGAGTCAAAGCAACATCAAATACTGCGGTCACTATTCCAGCTGGAACAAAAGTCACCGATGGTAAAGGTCATTACTGGTTAACTTTGTATAAAGAGACATTTACCGCAAATAAGCCTAAAGAGATCCAAGTTATTGCTGAGTTTGAAGGCGTGAGCTGGAATTTCGATGGTGAGCAGCTGCTTTGGGTTAGTCCATTACCGGGTGTTGCAGCACAAGTGGATGTTATTGAAATATCTGCGGGTGTTGATGTTGAAGACGTTGAAGCTTGGCGACAGCGTATGATGGATAAAGAGGCTTTAGGTCTTATTCGTGATCGTGAAGCTGATCTTCGACGTATCGTAAAAGATGTACCGGGTGTGGCTGATGTTTTTATTTTTCCAAAACGTCGTGGGCTTGGCTCTTTGGATGTTGCAATCACGGCAGCTGGTAATCCTCCAAATTCGCCAAGTACTGCATTGTTAGCTTTGGTTCAAACGGTACTAGATGAATATGCTGGATTTTGGGGTGATGTAAGAGCATATGCACCAACCAAAGAATATTTGAATATCACTGCTGTATTTACTGGCTCTGTAAGCGAAACAGAGGTTGAAAAGGTCATCCGTGATTATGTTGGTTTACTAAAGCCGGGTGAAACTTATGTTGCTTCAACACTAGTTAGCAGAATCAAAGATTTGCAAGGTTTAACAGACATTCAACTTTCACCAGCATTAAATCAAACACCTACTTTGAGTGTATTTACTACTGGCTGGCTCCGGATCGGCACACTCACGGTGAACCCATCATGACTGAACCGTACCGGGTTTGTCGGAGACTTTTTTATTTAAGTTAAGCCACCTGACCTAACGGGTTAATCTTATCATAGTACATTGCTTCAAACTCAAAAGGCGATACATAACCCAGTGCACTGTGTACACGCTTTTTATTGAACCAATCTACCCAGTTTAGTGTCGCAAGTTGTACATCTGCTAAACCTTGCCAATCTGCTTTTAAATATTCAATCACCTCTGTTTTGTATAAGCCATTC